ATCTTCCCATTTACACAACAAATTGACCTTTGTGGAATTGGCTATTGGAAGAAGCATGAAAACGTTGTTCGAATCAAGTGGTATCGTAAAGATACTATGGAATTAGTTTTTACAGAAGCAAAGCCCACCAATGAATGTGAAGGATTTCTGATTAAAAATGCCGTGCATCGCAACTAATAATACATACTATTATATAACTGGCAAAAGTGGCGGTCAATACATGCATCCGTGTATGTGCGAAGAATGTCGCAAGAGACGGGCACAATGGATGAAAGACCTTCACGAATGTGCAGTAGCTCGCAGTGACAGATTACAAAAAAAGAAAGCTAGAGAGGCAAAACGTGGATTGGAATAATCTTGCATATGACCATTCTGGTCGATGGGAAAAGAATGTTGATTCAATTATGAATCCCGGTTCTAAGATCACTTGGCCCCAATATGTCGCGGAGATGGTAGTTTTTTGGCGTACTCAATTTCTAAAAAACTATCAAGATATTCAGCGTGGTCCTGGCTGGTACGAATCTATTGCCAAACACGTTAGAGATTTAAATCAGCAAGCCACAGTAATTTGCAACTATTTTCCACATCCTAATGATGAGTCTCTTGTTACAGTAGCCTTTCGTAACTACTTCCGCAAAAATCGTCCAATGAAAATTGGTCAGTATCGCAAAACTCGGGCGACGGAGAAGAACGGCAAACAAGTCAGTAACATCACACAAGATGAAAAGGACACTGTACTTGGAATAAAGGCCGAGCTAGATAGACTTATGTCTCAGCGAGAGCTATTTATTAAGTCTGCTCCTAAACCTAAAGAAGAACCAAAAGTACAAGGGGAAATTAAATTCAAGACACAATCCTCTAATAAGAAGAAGAGCCTAGCCGATATTATGGCTCTTGAGGAAAAACAATTAAAGAAGCCCTCTTAGATTTACGATGATAATATATGCAAGAAGAATGGAAGTATATTCATGGATATGATAACAGATATCAAGTGAGTAATTTTGGTCGAGTACGCAGCTTAAGAGGCAGACATAATAAACCATATAGAGAACCTCTAGTTTTATCTGCTACGTTCGACGGTAACGGTTATTTGAAAGTGAATCTATATTGTAAGCAAAAGTTGCAATCTAGAACTGTTCATTCTCTAGTTGCTGAATCTTTTATTGGTACTAGACCAATAAATCACGATGTTAACCATATTGATGGTAATAAAAGTAATAACAATTTAAACAACTTAGAATATCTCACAAAGTCTAAAAATAAGCTTCACGCTATTAGTATTGGATTAATTGATACTAGAAAATATAGATCAAATAATAAAGTATCAATTGATAATGTTAAAATCATTAAACAGTTAATAAGCGAAGGCAGAAGCGATAGACAAATAGGTGATATGTTTAAAATTCATAAAGCAACGGTTAATGACATCAGACATAATAAAACTTGGAAAGAAGTTCAATGAGTAAAGAAGATGCTCCATTTCGTATATCAGCACAACAATTGGTAGAAAGCTCTGCCAATCGAAAGATTATCCCATGCACATTGTCATCAGATATATCTCTCGGTGGCGGGGTGCCACTAGGTGCTACTGTTCTGGTAGTTGGCAAACCAAAACTAGGCAAGACTACGTTTTCGTTACAGTGTGGTGCAAATGCACAAAATCTCTACGGCAGTAAGATATTCTACTTCAATATCGAAGGTCGATTAAGCAAACTTGTACTAAGCCAAATCCAAGGAATTAAGCTCGACCAAGATTCGTTTGAAGTTGTGATGCCCCCACCAATCTCTGACAAGAAAGGCAATATTATTGGTTACAAGAAGTGGGGTGCAGAAAAATGGTTTGCAGCCATTGGTGAAACCATCGAGAAATATCCAGGATCAGTAATCATCGTAGATTCTCTTGCTAATCTATCCAGCGAACGTGAGCAGTCGGAAGACATGGGTTTCCAAGATCGTGGTGGTCGCAACAAACTGGAAGCTGAGTTCTGTCGTAAGTATGGCAATATCATTGTTCCTAATCAGATCGCTCTATTCTTACTAACACAGATTCAAGCTAACACTAGTGGTTATGGCCCATCAATGCAGGGCAAAGTCGGTAATCACGTAAAGCACCAAGCTGATATCATTATCTTTGGTAAGACTTTCGAGAAGTGGCCAGATGATAAGGGTCGCATTCTAGGACACGACATGGTTTATACCGTGGAGTGTAGTGCCCTCGGCCCACCATTCATGGAAATGCGAATCCCACTCCGCTATGGCTATGGCATTGATAATCTCCAAGACATTGTAACCCACGCAATCAATTGGGGCATCATCGATAAAGCTGGTGCTTGGTATACACTACCGTTCGTCGAAGAAGACGGCAAGGTAACATATAAAGAGCTAGGTCAAGAAGATGTGAAGTATGTAAAAGCACAGGGCGAGAGTAATATTCGTAACTGGCTGCTTATTAGACCTGATCAAGCAAAGTTTCTTGAACACATGATCAGAGAGAAGGTATTTGGATGAAACTTTTCGATGTCAGTGGTAAACTAGTTAGCGTAGATGTACGTGATAGTTCTTATCCAATTAAGTCTAAATCACGGTCAACATTGCAGGGTCAAACAGCACAGTGGCTAGTAGAGAAGTTTCCTAGACAAACTATCTTGGAAGACTTTACTTTGCCAGGTTCTAGAATGAGCGTAGACTTCTTTCTACCAAATAAAGGTATAGTTATTGAGGTACAAGGCCGTCAACATGACGAACATGTGCCTCATTTTCATGGTGATAAGGCTACTTCAATTAAGTTTGCACGTCAACTAGGAAGAGACAGAAAGAAAACCGAGTGGGCTGAAACTAATGGTTTCGATTTCATTGAAGTTAGAGATCTAAAAGACTTGGAGCAAATCGATGCCGGATGAACCAAAGAAAGAATCATCATTTCTCGATGAACAATATATCAAAGAGATTGAAGATATTCTAGACAACTATGAATCTAAGCTAGGTCTGCCCGCTCAGCAAAAAATGAATGCTCCCGCTTATCTTACCATGTCTTTGGCAGAACTAAGAAAGAAAAGTCCAGACGAACTTGCTGAAGCAGTATTCGAAATTAACCAATACTCTTTGTTCATTCAGAGAGAGATTAATAAGAACCGTGCTTGGCTTGCTTGGTCTAAGAGCAAACTTAACGAATTGGCGGCGGGCTATCTTCCAGAGGTTGGCGGTCACTACGGATTTAATGAACGCGAGTTAATAGCCAAGAATTCGCCACCAATGTGTAAGCGTCTAAATGCTTTTACACGAAAGATCAATATGGAACTAGAACGCATGTATGGTGTTCCTGATCAGATTCGTGCTATGGCTGATAGTATTAACGATATGAAGTTTGCTGCAATTCGCAGGGAGAAGAATTTTGGCAACACTACAGAATAAGAAGTTTATTGCAAAATTAAACACTTGGTTTGACGAAGGTACAGAAGCAAGACTAGAGGATGACTATACTAATGGATTAGAAAAGAGTAGATGGCAATGTAGCTGTGGAGGAAACCATTTAACATGCGGCATGGGCCTCTTTTCTGGACTCAAGAATGACAAGTTAGATGAAGAAGTTTGTACCTTTTGTGAATTTGATATTATATGATAAATGTCTATCAACACAATGGTTTTAATATCTTTATTAGATACGACGAGAACTGTGATTACTGGTATGGAACTGCACGTTCTCAAATGCCTAATAAGCGTATGAGAGACGAGACATTCTGTTTTGAAGGTCCAGACAAAGAAACTGTTTGGAATAATATTAAAGAATTCTTAGATAAAAAGCGATGAAAAACTTAGAAGTTATATTTTCTGGTCTAGAAGAAGGCATTGAAATAAACGAACTTAAGAAAAGACTAGACAAGGTAGATAATGGTGTTGGAAATCAGATTGTAATACTACAAGAATTTCCATATTATTGGGACTGGACGACAGTATTAATGGTTGGTGAAAAAGATGAATGAAGATCAAATTATTGCACAAGCGTTCCTAAGTATTCGTCAAGGCATTATTACTGGTGACTGGAACCTTGTTTGCCAAGCGTATGAGGCTATTTCCGGCGAGAAGTTGGAGCCACCTAGGCAGAAGCCCAAGAGTCGTCTAGAAGCCATTAGAGAGCAAATGGGACTAGACACTGTTGAATCAGACGAAGAGACAGAAGAGACTCAGAGCGAAGGTAGTATTATAGACATATCTTTAATGAGTCCCGCTCAACTAAAGGAACTTCTACTTAAGAAGGGGTATAAGAATAGTGACTTCAAAGGTAAGAAACGAGAAGATCTCTTAGAACTTTTATTAAAGCCTAGCCCCCTAGAACCCGATGTTAAGAGCATACAAGAGACTGAGATTCAGGGCGGGAAGAGATTTGGTCTTGGTAAGGTAAAGATCATTAGCGACCAGTTTGATCCAATCGAAGCAGAAGCAAATAAGCGAGCTGCTCGCACAAAGATGCCTCCAGTCAAACGGTCAACCATGCCAACAGATAATTCTGACGATGAAAGTTCAGATTTTAGATTCCATAAGAATCCACCAGCACCGCCATGGAAGTAAAGTATTTTGACTTATTCTCTGGTGCGGGCGGATTCAGCTTAGCATTGCCAGAATACTACAAATGTGTTGGAATGAGTGAAATAGATCCATACTGCAATATGGTATTGAAGTATCGATTTCCGTCTACAAAAAATTATGGAAACATAGAAAGTATTAATTTTGATGAAGTACCCAAGTTTGAAATTCTCTTCGGGGGATCACCGTGTCAAGGTTTTAGCTTGGCTGGAGAAAGAAAAGGACTTACTGATCCCAGAAGTAGATTATTCGCTAAGTACATCGAATGCTTGGAAGTCTGCAAGCCTAAATTTTTTGTCTGGGAAAATGTTGAAGGCTGTTTACGAAGCAATGACGGACGAGATTTTGCCGCTATCTTACTTGAATTTTCCAGGGTCGGGTACTCTATCCAGTGGCAACTTCTTAATGCCAAAAACTTTGGAGTTCCGCAAAACAGACCGCGTGTGTTCATTACAGGATATTTTGGAACCGAAAAAGAGCGACTTCAAATTCCAATCAGAGGAATTGAAAACACGCTTACTCCAAAGGCTGGGATCAGTTTACCGGACGATGTCATTAGTCGTTGTGTAATGTCATTGTATGGTAAGAATCCTTCTGATGCAACGTACATTCTGCATGAGAACCTAAACGCTGTTAGAAGAATGACTCCAATTGAGTGTGAACGCCTACAAGGTTGGCCAGACGATTGGACTAAATATGGCTTAAACTCTAAAAATGAAATTAAAGTCATATCTGACAGACAACGATATAAGATGATAGGGAACGGCGTTTGCACAAACATGGTTAGATCAGTTTTAGAAAGCATGAATATATATGGCTAAGAGCGATATTAAATTACGTGATACTGGCAGCGAAAGAGCATTGCTTGGTAGCATTGTAAAATATGGGAAGGACAGTTTCATTGATGCTGATGGTATTGTTGATGCGACGGATTTTTCGTTGCCAATAAACAAAGCAATTTATTCATCGCTTAAAGCATTGTCAGAAGAACCAAATTGTGGAGCTTTTGATGTAGAGTCAATAAAGCTAAAGATGAAGACTCTTGGCTTTAACGATTATCTCAATTCTGCAAAGGATCTAGAATATCTTGAACTATTGGATAGTGTCAATTTCGAGAAAGACAACATCCCAATGTTTGGTATCCAGATCAAGAAATATTCTGTTGTTCGTGATCTCTATAGTCGTTATAATGACGCTATAAATTATCTAAATGGAATTACTGGAAATGAATCTCTTTCAGACATTATCCGTAACGCTGAAGGTCAAATCATTGATTACGTCAGTGGCGTAGATAATGGAAATAAGCTGGAACCACTAGTTGAAGATATTGAAGAATATATTCAACAATGCTTAGAAGCTGAAGAAGTTGATCAAGTTGGTATTCCTACTGGCTTTCCGTTATGGGATGAAGCGATTGGTGGCGGTCTTCGTCCTGGAACCGTAACTGTTAAAGGTGCTCGTCCTAAGACTGGTAAATCGTTCGATGCTCTTAATTCAGGATTGAATGTTGCGAAATTAGGTATTCCAGTTCTGTACTTAGATACAGAATTGACTGGAAGCTATCAGAAAAATAGATTACTTTGTATTGAATCTGGCTGTCCGCTAAATCTATTTGAAACTGGTAAGTTTAAGCGTGATAATACTTTGGTTGAATCTGTAGTAGAATCAGGAAAACTTATCAAGAACATTCCATTCTTTTATGAAAACATTTCTGGAATGGGTCATACAGAAGCATTGGCTATGGCTCGTCGCTGGCTAGTAAAACATGTTGGATTTAATTCAGATGGTAAGGCTAATCAATGCTTAATCATTTACGATTATATGAAACTAACTAGCGGTGCTGATCTAACTAAGGTCACACCAGAGTACATCGTACTAGGTCTTATGTTGACAGAAATGCATAATTTCGCCGTTAAGTATGAACTTCCTATTCTTGGATAC